ACCCGATCTTCACGGGCGGCGGCCTCGTCTATGACGGCGTCTACTACCTAGAGATCCCGGAGATCACCCAGCGCCTGCTCCTGTCTGGCGTCGGCGCCTCCTCGATCGACGTTGAGCCCGTCTTCCTGCTTGGTCAGGGCGCGCTCGGCTACGTCATGGGCCAGATGCCTCGCCCGACCCGCCGCGATGAAACCGACTACGATTTCATCAAGGGTATCGGCATCGAGGCACAATATGGCGTTGGCAAGATCGCCAAGGCTCCGCAGTCGGTCGGCAGCTCGGCCACGGTCGGCGACCTTATCGATTGGGGCATGGTGACCGGCTTCGTCTCCGGCGTCGCCAACGCCTAACCCAACTGAGCGGCCTTCGGGCCGCTCTTTCCTTTTCACAGACATATAGGAGAGATGGTCAATGACCACTCGTACCGACTTCACCCAGCCTCAGGCTGGTCTTCTGGGCGAGGCCCGCACTGTCAAGACCCTCGGCCGCCGTGTTGCTATGGCGACTGGCGACCTCACCACCGGCAATGTCGTGGAAGCGTTCATTGTTCCGGCTGGCTTTACCGTCACCGGCATCATCGCCGTTGCATCGGACATGGACTCCAACGGCACTCCGACCGTGGCACTGTCGGTTGGCGACTCCGGGAGCTCGACGCGCTTCCTGTCGTCCTCCACTATCGCTCAGGCCGGCGGTACCACCACGACGCTGGCCTCCACGGGCCTTCTGTACGCCTACACGGCGGACACCAAGATCCTGGTGACGGCGACCACGGGCTCAGCCACCGCTGCGGCGGGAACGCTTGACCTGTATCTCGTCGGCTTCGTCGCCGGCTAACGAACATTTGCCTGCCGGTCGCGTTGACTGGCAGGCACTTTTCTGGAGGACTTGAAATGCGCAAGGCACAGGCGACGTATAACGCCCCTGAAGGTGACGCTAAGGAAGTCGAGATGGGCGGCGTTCACTTTCGCGATGGCGAGAGTGTCGAACTCAATACCGTCGAACACGAACACATGATCAACAAAATGCAGAACAATCCGCATTTTGACATCGAGGTAGGTGAGGAAGAGCAGGGCGAGAAGCGTCGCCCCGGCCGTCCTCGTCGCGATCTTAGCGCCGGCATCGCAGAAGCTCGCGATCACGACTTTGAGGCCGATCGCCGCGCCAATCTAGCCGGTCGCAAAGACCAGGAGGCGGATACCAAGCCGGCGTCCACCAAGACGTCGGCCGAATAGCCGCATACCAAACCACAAAGGCCCCTTTTGAGGGGCCTTTTTCTTGTGAGGTCCAATGTCAAAAACCCGCGCTGAAATCCAGAAGAAAGCTCTCGATATTCTTGTGGGGGGTGACGTCGGCGCCAGCATGTCCGCTGAGGATGCGACTGCTCTTGATGGTTATATCGATAGCATCGTTGCGGAGTTCAATTCTGACGGGGATACCTATATCGGAGATCCCGACGAACTGGACGATGCGCTATTCCTTCCAATCTGCAAGCTTGTCGCCAATGCGGCCGCGGAGGAGTTCGGCGGGAAGTCGGACGAGGCAGTTGCGCAGCAATGGCGCAATCGCATCCGTGTGCTGACGAGGCCAACGCCTGGCTACGGCCCGCAGATCGTGGACTATTTCTAAGTGCCTGCCGTTCATATCCCATTCCCGCTCTCATCGTCGCCGGGGGCATCGGGCCAAGAGAGTGCTGGGCGCCTGATCAATGCCTATGCCGAGCCGCTAGGCAAAGACATTGGAACACAGAAGGGCTTTGCGCCGCCGCAGGTGGTTTGGCGGAAGTCTCCTGGGTTGGCTCAGTTCTGCACCTCGACGCAGAGCGGATTTCGCGGTGGATTATTGGTCGGAAGCTCACTCTATACTGCTTGGAGCGGAAAGGCGGCCACCTATACATCAGGCGGCGTCGAAACCCTGCTGACAGGTACGCTCAACGGAACGGAAAAGGTATTCTGGGCTCGCAACAACAAAAGCTCGACTCCTGATGTGGTTTGCGTGGCGCCTAGCACGGGTGCTTTCTCTGTCACTTCTGCCGCGGTTAGCTCGTTCGCTGATCCTGACATCGGCACGCCGAACAGCGTGTTCGACATGGATGGGTATTTCATCTTCACCTATGGCGACGGGACGATCCAGGCGTCAGGGTTGAATGATGTCACGATCAACACGCTGGATAAGACGAAAGAGCAGGCGAAACCGGGCGGCCTGACCCGGGGGCTGCGCTTCAACGGTCAGGCCTATGTGTGGGGCCCTACCTTCGGCGCGGTCTATTCGAACACAGCTCAGCCGACAGGATTCCCGTTCACGCGATCCTATGTGATCCAGCGCGGATTGTTGAGCCCGTATGCAGTTGCCGGCCATGAAGACGGTTTCGGGTCCGCTTTGATCTGGGTAGCTGACGACAATTCCGTTGTGCAGCACAATGGCACGCCGAACCCGCTGAAGATTTCGCCGCCGGACCTCGATCGGCTCATTGCCGCGGTGAGTGACAAGAGCACATTGGAGGCTTCTGTCTACATCTCGCAGGGGCACCCGAAATGGGTGCTCTCGTGCCCGTCCTTTACTTGGGAATTCGATCTCGGAAGCCAGAAGTGGAACGAGCGCGCGAGCTATCAGCAGACCCGCTGGCGCTCGATCAGCGGCGTCTCTGCTTTCGGCAAGTGGATCACTGGCGACACGCAGGGCAATCGTCTGCTCTATCTCGGTGAGCAGACCTATGACGAAAACGGGAATCCTCTTCAATTCCTGATCGAAAGCGGTCCTGTCATAAACTTCCCGAACCGGACCAAGATCGCGCGGGCGGACTTCAATTTCGTTGTTGGTGTCGGTCAGGCGACGGGACAAGATCCGGTCGCAACTGATCCGAGCGTTGGTATCTCGTGGTCTGATGATGGCGGGATCTCCTGGAGCCAGGAGTTCATCCGGAAGCTCGGCCGGCAAGCGACGCCACAGCGTATCACGATGCTGCGGACGGGTATGAGTGGCATGCAGGGTCGCCGTTGGCGGCTCAAGGTATCTGACCCAGTCTATGTGGCGTTCATGGGTGCAACCCAAGACACGCAGTTAAGGAACCACTGATGGCCCAGCCTTTCCCCGGCAAAGACGTTCCTGTTATCGACCAAGCAACGGGTACCATGAATCAGACTTGGTACGACTATTTCCAGACGCATCAGAAGCTCGCTCAATTGCCTGATGTTTCCACTACGGCGCCGACCAACGGTCAGGTGCTCGTCTACAACTCCACGACCAAACTCTGGACGCCGGGGGCTAACTGATGGGCCTTTTCTCGCTTTTCTCGAATGATGACGCTGAGCAAGCTGCGCGCGACCGCAATGCTGGTCTCCAGAAGGGATATGAAAACCTTTCAGATCTGTACGGGCAGGGCCGCAACGCATTAACGCAGGGGTATAATCAGGCGTCGAGCTATTATGCCCCGCTCGTCGCATCAACGACGTCTGGATCAAACGCTTACGGCGATGCTAGTGGGGCAAATGGCACGGAAGGTCTCCAGCGTGCCATGGACACCTTCAAGAATTCTGGTCAGTACGGCACCTATGGGTTTGCCCTCGATCAGGGCTTGCAGGCCCTGAACCGCACTCATGCAGCATCCGGCAATCTCGCCAGCGGCAATGCTGACGCGGACTCGATGAAGTATGCAACGGGGCTCGCCGGACAGACCTATGGAAGCTATCTGTCAGGTCTTCAGCCGTACTTGAGCGCCAACAATAGCGCGATCACTGGTGCAGCAAATACTTCCGCTGGCCTCGGCACAGCTCTAAACCAGAGCTACCAGGGTCAAGGCAATGCCGCGAACAAGAACTACACAGATCAAGGCGCATCGACTGCTGCGGCAGACATGAACAACTACAATGTCGGCAGCAATATCCTTGGTGCAATCACGGGTCTAGGTGGCCTTGCGCTCGGTGGTCTCGGCGGGATGGGCGGGCTTGGAGGGGCATTGACCGGCGGCTTTGGCGGGACGGGTTTTAGTCTCGGCCCAACGTCTGTTGGTGGTGCGCCGGTTAGCGGCGGCCTATTCAGCATGTTTAAGTAGGGGTCGAAATGGCTGACATCGACCAGATTATTGCTGGCGGCGCCGGGGCTAGTTCACGCGCTGACTTTTCGAAGCTGGCTGACCTGCCTTCCTACTATTGGAAAGCCCGGGATGAGTTTGCGAAGAATGAGTTGCGGGACGCATTCAGGAATGGCGTTCCCACTGACGCAAACGGCCAAATCGATGTTCAGGCCGTAATGAAAACGCTTTTCCAGAAGGGCGATATTCCAGGCGGGGTTGGACTGATCGGCGCGTCTGCAGGCATGCAGGATAGGGCACTCCTTGCCGGTCTGGATAAGCCGCAGCCTCAGACTGCGGCTATTGTTAGCCCTCCGTCTGCGAACCGTAGCGCGTCGACGCCTGTTGCACCTCCGCTTAATCGTGGGGGTGAGCAGCCTAAAAATCAGCCAATGCTCGGGGGGCAGCCTAGCGGTAAGACTGTTATGGGATATCTTGCTGAAGCAGGCATCCCGAACGATCAATTGGGCGCGGCTTCAGCCTCTGTCGCGCGCCAGCTAGGCCTTGAAGATCCGAACGCCACGATCAACACGCAAGATC